CCACATGTCCAACACATTCTTGTCCTTGTATTTCAACACGCTCATGTTGGTGTTGTATCTTAGTTTTACGTCAGTCCTGCCGTGTTCAATTAGATATTCAAGTATGTCATAGTGCTTGTCGGTGAGGAGAGGCTCGCCTCCGGCAAAGTAAAACTCCTCTATGGTGTCAAAGTGTGGTTCAAACTGTTTGTATAGTTCATCATTGTTTGCTCCGCCAGCATAGGTAAAGATTTTTTCGCTGCCATGCTCCTGCGCCCAACTGCTCGAGTAAAGCGGACCACACGAACGGCACTTAAAGTTACAGATGTTGCTCCACCTTACGTCTAGATATCTCAGTTTAAAATCATCAACTGTGCCATCTGGGTTAGTATTCTTTACTGCATCGTCAATATACTTTGCAAACTGCTCGTTACTATGCTTGCGAAAACTGCTGTTGCCAGCATCTTCATCTCGATAGCATGCGGTGCACTGGCTGCATTTTTTTCCTGCCAGCATGTTTCTGCGCATTGTCTTGAAACTTTCATTGTTGAATACAGTTTCCAATTTACCATCCTGCACATTGCCCATTGACTGTTGCCAATCTCCAACGCAGCAGGGCAATACCGTTCCATCTGGATTTGAATATAAATGAATCCAGGGCAGTATGCAGAATGTCTTACTGGGCACAGTCACGATAAAATTTCTCCAGTTCGGGGAATGTTTTTACGAAGTCCAAGTTTCTTCTTCTGTCATACTCGGTAAACCAATTGTAAAAGTCCTTTCTACCTTCAGCAACACGCTCGCCTGCGTAGTTGGTTGTTTTCATGTAGTCCACAACTCTGCGAAACTTTTCATATTCCAACACACTGAACTTGTTCCTGTCAAAATCATCCATGTTATCCTTAATAAATTGTAGATGTCCTTCCATGTAGGGCATGAATTCTTCCTTGGGCAGTATGTTCATGTCATACTGTAGAGGTTCTTTCAAATATGGTGTGTCAAATCTAATACGTTGCCATTTGGTTTGATTGTCACCATTATACTTCTTGCGCCAATGTAGAAACTTCTCTAGTAGTTTATGAAAATTAGTTACAGTAAGGATATTGAAAGTAACCATGAACGTTAATGGCATCTTGGTTTTTGTCATGTAGGTGTCAAAATTCTTTTCCCATAATTCCGTGTCCAATCCAGTGCGTATGTATTCCGCCTGTGGTCCCCACGTGTCCATGCTAGTGAATACCTTGAAGTCCTTGATGCAACCTTTTTCTACAAGACTATTAACCTTGTCCGCAAAGCGTTCTATCAGTATGGGCTTGACTCCAAAGTTTGAATTAATGTTTAGTTCAAGGTTGGGCATTGGATTCTTTTCCAACTCGTCAAACATGCGCCACGTGCTCTGCTGTAGCAAAGGTTCTCCTCCGGTAATTCTTAGAATGGTTAGAGTCTTTCTTAGTTCGGGCCACCACTTCCAGAACGCTTTCACGTATGGATTGTCCTCTTCATCGTATACCTTAAACCAGTCAATGTCATTGCGATGATTCTTAACCATATCATAAGGTCCAAAGTCTCTTATCTCTTTGTGATATGATGAACTGTGCTTGGGATGGCAGTAGCCGCACTTAAAGTTACACTCATTACCGAATGATATTTCTACATACTGCGGATTAACATCAGCCATAGGGTCTGCCTTAATTGCAGCAAATCTGTCCTTAGTATAGATACTCGCATTACGTTCCTTCCTATCTGAAATATAGTCCTTGCCCATGCATTCTATATTCCAACAGTATTGGCATCCGCTGGGTTTCTCTCCGTTTATCATAGCCTGCCTTTCGGCTTTTTTTTGAGGTGTATTATGCAGTAGGCTAGGATTCTCTTCGAGTCCCTCCAGCGGAATCTTGTGTGGAGCAGGATGATAGCACGAATGCGTTTCTCCAGTCTGCAGGTATATTGTTGTGTGATGCCATTTTGCCATACAGAAGGTTGGAGATATTTCATCCATCATGGGTTCAAAGCTCTGTATTCTTTCCTTATCCTTCATTGAACCTCTCCCTTAACCATTTAAAATCATTTATTCTGTATAGTGCTTCCGTATCGTTGCTGTGCTTCGCTCCATACTCTCTGCCTTCCTTGGCTCCTCGTATGGCATATTCGCCATAGGGTTTGTCAGCACCAACCGTGCACCATACATCCAATCTTTCCGCAGTTTCTGTATCATCCTGCCTGTCAATGGTTCTGCTTGACAGTTTCACGCATTCTCTAAACGCACTCTTCCAAGCAGTGAACGGATCCGTGTTGATTACCGTCGAATTTGCAACAGTATCCATTGGACGGAAACTGTCCGATATGCTAGTAGTCATGTCAGGCTTTGAAGTATCCATATCTATGGTTAGTTGGCGTGGAAACAGTTTTACTCCACCATATCCATACTCCAAGTCGTTTACGGGATTTCTGCTGCGCCAAACATACACGCTCTTTCTCGCATTGAAGTCGTAGTATGGTATCTGCATGTCAAATTTAAAGTCCTCAACCACATCAGCATCCGCATCAACTATGTAGAACATTTCCGTGGTTGCTTGCTTGGCTGCTTCTATGTGTGCTTGGTGTATGCCCTTGACATCACGTGTCCACCGTGCGTATGGCACACGACCCAATAATTTTTTATAGTTTGCTTCGGCAAAATCTTCCTTGTAGGATATGAATGCAACATCATAGGGTTGAGGGTGGCTTGCAACTACGTCCATTTCCTTCTTGTTGGTAAAGAAACGATAGTCCCATTCTCTCTGTAAAACTTTTGCATTCTTGGGAAATAGGCAAACTCCATCATGATACTTGCCATTCTTGAACACGTGTATGTATTTGTCATCCCATTCCGGTATCTTGTAGCCCAAGTCAAAGTCTTCATTTAGGTTAAGATTGTCCCAAACTGCCCAGAAGTGCTTGGTTAGTGACTTGTCCGCTACCTTCCTAAATGTGTCACAGTGTTCAACCTTTTGTGCATTGGGAAATCTCTGCTTGAACTTGCTCCAAGCATCATCATCAATTGTTCCACCGCTGACAAGAAATACATCATACATAAGTTTGACTATAGTAGGTTGTGCCCATGTTGATTGCTTCGTTGTATAATTTTAGGGTATAGCGGCTCATTTGTGCATCAAGGTTAGGATAATCTATTCCCAATTGGTTGCGTATTTCGCTGCCTAGTCTTTTTACTTCCTGTTCCAACCCAAATCCATCCTCGTAGTCCTTGCACTGTTCGTTATACAGTTCTCGCAAACACTCAAAATCTCTTACCTGCACGTGATCCCAGTCAGTGCAGTTGGTAAGGTATGTTCCCAATCTCGCTCCGTATATTGCAAACAAACCATTCTCAACGTGGCTGCCCACTGTGCTCCACATTCTCAATCTATGCATGTTGTGCCACCATATACGCTTTTCAATTTCCTGTGGCGGAACTTTTAGTCCACCATCCAGCGTCATCTTGACTCCTTCTCGGAAACCCGCACGCCATGCCATGAATGGATTATAGTTTATGATTGTGTCACTATATGTCTTGGGAAAGTTTCTATATCCCGTTTCCCAACAAAAGTCTACTTGTGCTCTTTCACTGTCTGAATTTTCATGAGTCTTCATATTCTTTACGTGTTCGACATTCCACAGTTTCAATCCACCGTTGCCGTATCGCAAGCCATTAACGTTGTTGCGTCCGCACCAACTGTATGCCTGGATATCAGGATTATCCATGTCTATCTCAACATCAAAGAACTCTGGATACACAATGTTATCAGCATCAACAGTTAAAACCCAATCAGTTTCTGATTGTTCTGCTGCTGCCTTGTGGGCGTGATCCGATCCCTTTACTCCGTGTATGCGCTTGGCCCACGGAACCTTGTTGCATAGATCCGCATAGTTTTCCTCAGCATTTGGTTCGTCATAGCTCAGGAAGAATACGTCAAACTCGATTACTCTTTTCATCTTTCCTCAATCATGTAGTTCTTGAATAGGCGCCTTGTGTACACGCTAAAGAATCGGGGAATGTTTAGTTCCTTTAATTCTACCTTCTTGCCAACCAAGTCACCTACCTTAACGGTAAAGTTATCCGTGATAACATTAGGATCGTTATAATCCGTTACGGTAAAGTCCAATTCGGTTTCGCCATCCCAGAACATCTTGCGCCTTGCGATGTCAACGCCCTTTTTCTGCTTGTAGGTTCCACCATATTCCTCGCTTAGTTCAACAGTCATGGTATTTGTCTTGCTATTGTGTTCGAGGTAGATGTCTGGCTTCTTGATGTCCGAATACTTTCTTACAATTATTCTATGCAATACATCATCTATCTTGTATAGATCCTTGCGTTCAACTATCTCGAGTTCTCCCTGTTCAGGATCAATGAAACACTTGCTCATCTTGATTTCACCCGAAATTATTTTTTCAGCAGTGTCTGATTCCAATTGAATGGTACTCTTGTATTTTTTATCATTTACCGTGTGATTAGGACCAACAGCCAATACCTTACCTGTTTCAGGGTCAAACGCAGCATTATATACTATCGTTTCAGGCTCGTAGGTTTTAATCCACTCGTCAAAATCAGGAAGTTCTAATTGTTTTTCTTCCATGCTATTTCCTCCAATATGTTTACTGTTTCCAGCGTTACCTTTTCCTTGTTAACATAATGAACTATATCATTCTGTTCAAAGTTACCAAGTTTTAATTTACCTTTCTTATTAAAATAGAATCCTATGTGATCGTAGCAATCCTCAGCAGCATAGGGCCAATTCTGTATCATTCCCTTCATGTGTATCACCCTAGGAAACTCTAATGGATAGGCAATCTCATCAGTGATGTCCAATATCTTGCTTGCCAATGCGAATGCTTCATCCGTACCGACAATCTTTGGCTTGTATTCTGTAAGAAAATTGTTTGCATATAATTCAGGTTTCTTTATGATTTCTCTCTGCAGATTAAAAAATTCTCTTGCGGTGTGGCTATTTTTAACAAAAAATGTGTAAAAGGAATATAAATTAGGTAATTCGTTTGCAGTGAAACATTTTCTATAATAGTCACCAGTGACTTCTTCTCCCCTATAGGTATAGGATTTGTTGGCAATGTATAGTTCACTATTTTTAATAAAATATTCAGCCCAGTGACTGTAATCTCTTAGGAACAACATGTCAGCATCCAAACATACTGTGGCATCCCATGGAGTAAGGACATCCATGTAGGATCTACCATCCCAATGTTCAGCACCATCCCATTCTATTATTTCATCAAACACCCAAGTTGAATTAAAGTTTTTAATTCTATTCTTGTCATTGATTACAAGTGCTACCTTGTCATATCCTTCCCTTTGTGTGTTCTTTATGCTTAGGGCAAGTGCATAAGCCAGTTTTGCATAATCAGTATCCTGTTTGTCGCTCACAACTATTAAATATCCAAACGTCATTGTGCCAACTCCATTAATTTGTCATAATTTCTCATTATGCTGAATTTATTCATTACATGAACATCCTTGTTTGCAACACTAGTTGCAACATAATTGTCACCATTGTTCTGTGCTATAAGGAATTTTAATTTACCGTCCTTTACATCAACCAGTATGTCTCTGTCGGCAGTTGAAAATATATCAGGAAGGGCATACTCATCAATATTTTGATAACCATTCATAATGTGTTTGGCTATGCTAAACGCTATATCATTTCTAAATAGGAGAGGATTGAATCTGTAAACATCACTATACATCTTGTATTTTGTTTTTATGTGCTCAACTAAATCAAAAAATACTTTTGTGGTTTCATTTTTAGTAAACATCACTGTGGTGGCCCATAACATTTCAATTCCTGTTTCAGAAATATGAGTATCAAGATAGCCAGTTCTTTCCTTACCCTGTATGTCATTATATCTTGGACTTATCAATAAATCCTCATCAGCATCCCAGTAGTCGGAAAGATTGTTTGTTAGAGTAAGATAATCCGTGTCTATCATCAGAGTCCTATCATAAGGAGTATGATCCCAAACGCTAAATCTGTTGCCGTTAATGAAAGGAGCAGGAGTTCTATTGTTACCGTCAAAATAATTCTTTATCTTCGAACCTTCTGCTGGACGTTGAGTAATAATAATTTTATCAAAAGTATCACCCATTATTTTTTCTATACCTGATTCCTTCGCCCAATCAATCGTGGAAGGATCCGTTACAAGCGAAACAGGAACATCAAGATTTTTATTTGCTAGTTTAGCGGCTAGTATAGCCATGCGGACATAATCAATCTGGCGGTTGTTGTGAGCAAATAATACAATACCCTTGCTCATGCTAAACCTCCAAGAGAGTTTCTACGGATCTTGCCTTTTTAATTTTTTGATATTCCTCAAGATACTCGAAAGTAGCAGTAAAGTATCTATCAAATACTTCATCACGAAATGATTCTAAATTTTCAATCGATATTGGATTATCATTTACATCCAAAAGAACAACATTTTCCGTTCTTCCTTTGGCTATTAGCATTTCGACAAAATTTAGTAGGCTTCTGTCAATTTTAAATATTCCACCGTTAAAGCCATAGGTTAATTTTGCGTCTACCTTTTCCTTGAGTGTTTTTCTTTGAATGGCAAAGGACTGCCTATAATTGGCAAATTCAAGTGCCTTGTCCAATTGTTCCTGCATAATACCTCCTATTAATTATAGTAGCATATTATTTATCGAGGGTCTAGTGGGGTAGGAAAATTTTAGTTTGTAATTGCACCAACAGTGACAGTTGGTGTTGTTACTTCAAAGTTACCCGAGCCGGTTGGTTCCAAAACGCCCGAAGCCTTAACAGTTTGGACTGTGAGTGATATGGTTCCATCAACTGTGTCTGGTCCATAACCTCCCGGCTGGATTGGCGTTCCAGTTTGTGAATCACCACCTAGTGGAAAGTGATTGTCATTCCAATACACAAAGAACCTTAATTTTCTGCTGGATCCTGTACTGTTATTTGATACAACAGGACTATCATTGGTTTGCACTGTGATATTCCATTCATTCAATGCATAGGGGCTGGATGCTGTTACAGAGCTCCAAATGTCTGCCGTGTTCCTTGCCCTAAACCAATTCTGTCCATTGCTCGGAGACGTTCCTGTTCCTGGAGTGATGCCCGAAAATATTCTAGTACCTGCTGTGCTTAACAAATTGGTCCACGAAGTATTCTGTGCTGTTGTGCTTCCGCCTGTTCTTGAACTTGTAAATTGAAGTGAACTTCCTGTGTTAAAAAAATGTCTTGCCTCTTCGCTGGTTGGCCATTCTACATCTACCTGACAACTTAATTGTGGAGTGGATCCAACTGGTGCTGAAGAACCCCATGCACTAGAAAAATTTTGTGTTCCATGGTTGACAGAAACACGCTGACCACTTACTGCAAGAGATTGCCTATTTGTGTTTATGCTGTTAGCAACAGATAACCAATAGTTTACTGGTGCTGCGTTTGGAGGTGATGCATCATATCTTACCTTGCCGCCAATTGTTTGTGCGTCAACATCAGGTGGTAATGTATTATAAAGATGCTTGTATGCATTTACAATATCAAATCTCAAGGCAGCGTATTCATTTACTGTAACAGAATCGGAAATTGTAACAGGTGCACTAAGCACTGGCTGCCCGTAACCAAATGTTCCAGACCCAACACCTAAGACATTTTCCACTATTGCTTGAATAGCGTTATAGTCATCTTTATCAATTTTTTGGTTAACACCTGCCATATTTTACCTCACAAGTATTTATCGGTACTTTATTAAGTGAGACTAATTGCTGACATAGAGTAACTATTTGGTCCTGCAACCGTGAACGGATCACCAGTTGGCTGTAGTGTTCCTGTTGCTTTTAGTTCTTCTGCTACTATGGTAAGCGTTCCATCCACCAAATCACCTGGAGCAGGCGCTCCTGGATCAACATAACTGTCACTCAGTTCAATCTTAATAGTAACCTGCTGTGCTGTGCCTGCACTGTTGTCGGCAACGTCACACTTTGCTCTTAATTGGTATAAGTTAGCACTGTAGGGCGTGCTGGCAGCCCTAGAAAAATAAGTTTGGTATGTGTTTGTGAGAGTATAATACCCATTGGCAGCAATTAAATCGCCAACAAAATCCTGTTCTCCTACAGTTGCTAGTAGATTTGTCCAAGCATTGGCTTGTGAACTTGTACCACCAGTAAGTGTTGAACTAATTCTTATGGCTCCGCCTGAATTGAAGAAGTATCTGCCTTCATCGGCATCTGCAAAATTGACTGTTAGTTCTGCTGATGCATTCGTATTCCAATTAGAACTCGTAGTCTTTGTGTCTATTGCTGAAATAGCAAACTGTCCTGTTGATACATCAAATCTATTATTCCTTAGCACGTCGCCAAAATAGTCATAATTTTTATAGGCGCCACTAGCATCATCAGTAATTGTGTCCTGTGTGCTTACGGTAATGGCACTGGGAATATTACCCGTTTGGTGTATGTAGGTATTTACAATGTCATACCTTACGGCATCCCATTGTGTCTTTTGAATTATTGTTCCTGATGTTGTTGGTGAGCTATAAACTGTTTGCCCATAACCAAAAGTAGTTGCGCCCGGACCTAACACATCAGTAACTTTTTGCCTGATTGTGTTTATGTCACTGGCTTTGATATCTGCCATTATAGTACTACCACTTCAATCTTTTTAACTGCTTCTACGTTGCTTGATTCTAAGGCAATTCCAAACACATCCGCTGAACTTTTAGAAACTCTTGCGTGTCCATTTTCTGTTGCCACAAGCCTATCGCCCTTGTTTACTTTTCCTATCACAAAAGCCTGCAGTCTTCCCTTAAGGGCAATAAATTGTCCGCCTGCAAGATGTGCATTCATCATGTATGCTGGTTGTTGTGAAACAACTCCAAGTGCTCTATCACCTTCCTTGGACATTGTAACTTCCTGGGCGCCGCCAACCGACACAACCGTGCCCGGTTCATAATTTTTATCTGTTAGATATTTTTCTGCCAAGTCAGCATATCTTGCGGATGTTGCTGTTCCTTCAAATAGAACGGCTTCCAAATTTCCTGAACTGTCTCTTGCTGCTATGGTGCTTGCAACAGGATCAGTATCTGCAACTCTGTATGTTCCGTCAACATCTAATTTATCTGCTTCATCAGCAGTTCCCTTGAATTGATTTGCAGTAATATCTCCATTAGAATCTCTGATTGGTATGCTAGGGGCTAATGGACTTGGAACCGTAATTGACGGTGGAATATTGTTAAGATTATTAGAATTTGATGCCGTTCCAGTAACGTTACCGCTCACGTTTCCAATTAGTGTTCCCTTGAGTGTTGCACCTGTATAGCCTATTTCTTTTGTGGTTGCATCAATCATTACCTGGGTATCTACTGCTAATACATTTCCTGTTACATTACCCGTTACGTTACCTGTTACATTACCCGTTACATTAGAGATGACGTTTTGTGCATGTACATCCTTCCATTTATAACTGGCTTCTCCTAAATCAAAATTTCCACCTGTGCCTGGACGCAATGAACTAAGTGTAACCTGTGCAGTCTTGTAATCAATACCGCCATCAGTAATAACCAAGTCCAAAGGATTTCCTAGTAGACTGTTTATTCTAGGCTCATCAGCACTGTTAATAAAAATGTGTAGGTCTCTTTGATCCCCAATTTTTAAACCAGGATCGTCATAGAATACTGTGCTTGAAAATTCAACGGTACCCTTTGTGATATAGTCACTGGCTAGCAATCCTCCAAGCCTTAAAGAGTTAGATGATGTTCCCCAATAAACGTAATCATCTGCGCTTATACCGTTTGAATCTGTATTTGCAAGTGTAAGTCCTTTCTTAATATTAGTAAAATCATCGATAGGATTTACAGAACTGTTAAGAGCGAATGCTGTTTGTGAAGCAATTGCTACAGTCTTGCCACCTGCTAATACTTTTAGAATTGAATGGTTAGCATTTCCAGTGTCCTTGACAACCTGTGCTACGACACCACTCACTCCAAGATCCGGTGATGCTTCTGGACCTATGAGAACAAATGCTCCTCCGTCCCAAGCATACATCTGCTTGGCTGAAGTATCCCACCAAAAATCTCCTATGCCTAAACCACCTGGTGCGGTTGCACTAGTTTCTGCTCCGGATGCCGCCTTAAATTTTGCGCCATCATAAAATTTTAATTTTTTGTTGCCACTATCATACCAAATCTGTCCTTCTACTGCCTTGGGTGGTGCAGTAGTATTGGCAAAATTTTCAAGAAGATGTAGAAAATTTTCATTCTGAACTTCACCATATCCAGCATAGTTTTTACCAACAAATCTTAAATCAGTGGTCGTGTCAATAGTTCCATCCGCTACGGATGTTAAAAAAGTTCCATTAAATTTATCTACTTGGTATGCCATTGTGCTTTTTTCCTAGTTCACTTGTATTTATCGTTTTACTTCATCAGCATCAAACACGCCCAATTGCGTTCAGACGCCGAAATGCTTACTGAATGCTCATTTATTAGCGAAAATTCTATGCCTTCACCTCTATTTAGAGTAACTTCAGCACCGCTGATAATAATCTTATTATTTTCAGTCAAACTGTATGCTAAAATAGTTCCTGATGCTTTTGCATCCTGCCATGCATTCATTGTGTCTAAAAATCCTGTATTTGCAGGAAAACTCAAAAACCATCCTATTACACTCTTATCTATATCACTCGAAGTAAAGCAGGACTTAAAATTAGCCCTCTGATCTCTGGACCAATCTTTCCATTTTGAAAACTTGTATACACTTAATTTGTCAAATTTATTTGCTCCTAATCTAGTGCTGTTTTCTTTAAATGTCACAGCAGACTTTAGATTGTCCAATGCTGTTAAATTTTCCGAACTTAATGTTTCTTTTTGTGTATACATAATTTCCTACTCGTAAAGATATACCAATGAATATCTTTTGTTGTTAACAGGAGCAACACTGTGTACTGGTCCTATGCCATCAATGCAGATTCCCTTGCCCATTGAGTCCTGTATAAATTGATTATCATCATCTATAGCAACACCATCATTTCCGTCCTGTAAGGAAATAACAAGATTTTTCCTATAATAATCAAAATCTCTGTGTTTTCCTAGGTAATCACCTATGTTGTATCTATTTATTGCTATCTCTGCTAGCCTATGTTCTTCAAAGTGTGGGGCTATTGATTTTAAAAATTCCACAACGTGTTCGGGCATCTGAGAATGCCCACAGAAATCATAAGCACAGGATGAATTGTCTATCTGTCTTGGAGGAGTTAATTTTGATCGTCTTATCCATCTTGGTTCTTCAAGGCTTTCTGCATATTCTCTAGCCTTGATAGCAGTGTCCTTATCCAAGTAGTTAGATATCACGTATGTCATCACCATACTCCTGTATCGCACCTTCATATTTTTCTGCAATCTCAGCGTCAATGTCTTCGGTGCTCTTATATTCAACCTGAGAATTAGACTTGAAATATTCTTTTCTAATACCATTGGCACGTCTTACTTCAGAGATAAAATCATTCATCTCTTTTAAATCTTCGCATGCTATTGCATTAGCATCTGCAACTTTTTCTAAAACACCTCCTAGTATGCTTAACTGTATTTCCAACGGATACTTGTCTATGATTCTATTTCTAGCAAGTGTGTTTAATCCGTCCTCAGTCATGAGAGGTTTTTCGTTTATATCATAAATTTCGTAAGTGTCATAATCGCCTCTGACATTTTCATTATCAAAGTCAATTTCAATTTCTCGATATAGATACAAATCATGATTAAGCAATGAAACATCATCAACCATTCCAAGAACGGTTGTAAACTTTTTGTTCAATTTATTGAATTGTGCTAGTGCTGGTTGCCTATTCATATCCATATTTATCCTATATTACTCCATGACCCATTTGACTGTTTTTGTACCACTCTTCTGTATCTATCTGAAATACTAACACTACCACCGTTTGAGTTAGCAGGTCTTGTATAACTTCTTTCTTCCCAAAATGCAACCTTGGTTCCGGTAGGATATCCAGCATATGTTGCCTGAACGTTTGATAATGTTGTGGCACCTGCCCATAAAATATTGCTACCCGAAACTGCTGCATCAACATACTGCTTAGTTGCTGCATGTAAATTTGCTGTTGGGTTTGCAGATAATGTTAATCTGCCTGTCATTGTTCCACCGGACTTAGGAACAGCATTTGGGTCCGTTGCTGTGATTGTAATGTTACCACTGTTATTAAACACAACACCATTTATGGTTCTGCTACCACTTAGTAGATTAGCAGTTGTTGCTGTGGTTGCATTACCAGAAAGTGTTGCTGTTATCGTTCCAGCAGCAAAATTTCCACTAGAGTCTCTTACAACTACCTTCGATGCGGTATTTGCTGAATCAGCATCCACTGCCCATGTTCGTGTAGATAATCCATCGTAGTTGTTACCTGTGATGTAATTACCAGGGATTAGTTCTGATAGACTAGGTGCTCCCCACTGAACTGTTGTTCCGGTAGATTTCAAAACTTGATTGGCTGCTCCGATAGGAAGCAACGAAGTTGCGCCAGACGCAGTCTGGTAAGCAATCGAGCCTGCGGCTCCGCCCGCGATATTTGTAGCGGTTGTTGCAAGGGTGGCCGTATCAGCATTTCCTACTAGATCACCATTGAATGTATTTGCGTGAACATTATCAAATTTTCTGGCACTCTTACCTAGGTCCACATCCTGATCAACGTTTGGAATGATTGCACCCTTGGCGCCATAGCCTGCTGCAACTGAGACATCTGGAGAAATTAAATCCACCACCGATGTGTCCGTTCCATCATCCGCAACCAGTCTCATTAAACGAGCTGATGTAATTGTTGATCCACTACCACTTGCTGCAATTGTGTGATTGCTGCTTACTGTTATTGTTCCATTAACATCTAGTTTATTAAGAACCCCAACGCTTTCCAACTGTGAACTAACAATGTTTGCTGCCAATGCTGTGTCAGTAAGCGTTCTTGCACTTGCAGTTATGGTAATATCACTCTGTCCATCAAATGGTACACCGTTTATGTCTCGGGCAGTTCTTAATTTTGTTGCACTAAACGCATTTCCAGTCAGCGTCTGTCCAACGAATCTATTCGCTTCCACCACATCAAATCTACTCGTACCTGAATTGGCTGTAACGTTACCCGTTACGTCTCCAGTTAGGTTTGCTGTTATTGTGCCTGCTGAAAAATCACCACCACTGTCTCTTACGACTATCTTACCAATTTGGTTTGCAGATGATGCATCAATTGACCATTCTACTGTTGAACTACCGTCAAAGTCATTACCGATGATATAGTCACCTGCTTGATGATTGTTTGTGGTGCTTGATTTAATTGTGATATCTCGTGTTCCATCAAATCCAACACCGTTAATTAATCTTATGTTATCAAGTGCCGTTGCCGTTGATGCATTACCTCTTAGGTTACCATTAACAAAAACACTAGAGTTTAATGTAATGCCAGCATCAAGCGTGCTGAAACCGGCAATTGAATTGCTTGTGTTAATGGTAAACGGATTGGATGAAACTATTCCGATTACTATGTCAGAAACTGTTATTAGGATTACGGGGTACTCGGTTCCCGTATCGGCAAAAAGCGTGGTGCTTCTTGCTCTAGTAAGTCCAAAACCTTCTGCCGTTTCCGGACCTATGAATACCCAACTGGATCCATTCCATGTATGGAGTGTGTTTGCTCCACTCTTGAACCAAAAGGCTCCAACTGGAGGATTTTCCGGTGGGCTCGTTGATATGGCTGCTGATCCAACTTCAACCCACTTGTCTCCATCATAGGCCTTGAGCACATTGGAATTCGTATCAAACCATAATTGTCCACTTATTGGAGTGGTTGGAGCAGTCGTATTTGCAAAATTTTCTAAAAGGAATAGGAAATTTTCATTCTGGATTTCGCCATAGCCAATGTAGTTTCT